TTTAAATTTTGTTTCGGTGCATTTCCTACGTACGCCATGATTACTCCTATGAACTTATTGCATCAACTGTAGACATCCAAACACTCAATGAACTTGCAGTATCTGATTGTGCCTTTACCACATCTCCGCTTTGCATTACTAATTTACTTCCACCGTCGATAAGCTCGAGCGATCCACCCGCAACGATTGGCGCATTTTTGATTATGTAGTGGTTTTGAGAACCACCTGTTACTGAAGATGTTATAAATACATCTGCATTTATTGTTGATGTTGTTATGTTTGCAAGACGAATAGAAATTATAGCATCGTTAGAATTACTAGTATGAATAGTGACTGCTGATGTTCCTACGTCTTGGTCTCCGAATCTTTTAAAATCTTGTGCCATAATTTATTCCTTATACTACAAGGCGATTGCCATTGCAACGGCAAAACCCGCTGTTGCTCCTGCAGTTCCGCTTGATGCTGCTGTTACTCTTCCTTTTGCATCTACTGTGATTGATGAATTTGTATAACTAGCTGCTGATACACCAGAGTTAGCTAGTGTTAATGCTCCACCAGATGCAATTGTTGCATCACCTGATACCGCCGATTCTTGATAACTTGTACCATCTGCAACTAATATTTTAGCAGATGTATTGTCAGGCATTTTTAATAATGAGCCTACAGTTAAATCACCATTTATATAATTAGATATTACGTTTGCAAAGTTACCCATTAATGAGTGACTTGAACATTGGTAATAAACAATATTAGGTGTGTTTGCATCAACTGCTATTTGAGTATAGGCCCCAGCATTTCCTGGAGTTCCATTTGTAGTTACACCTGTAGTGTAAGCTGTATTTTTAGCAGCGTCTAAATAAAATCTTAATGGGTGACCGCTGTTTGTAGAATCTGATTGATCAAATCTATAGTAATATTTGTAAGATGAATCAGCACCTGAAAATGTAATTGCTGGTGATTCTAATCCATCAAAGTAATATGCGCTTGAAGATCCTTGACCTGAATAAGGATGAGCTGCCGTTTTAGAAGCAACCTTAACTGTGATTATTTTTGGCGCTGATGAAGAACCATATTCTTCTGGATTTGGTAAACTTATTTTTGCACCTGGTACAGTACAGAATACTTCTGTGTTACCATTAAAGCTTACAAGACCATCACTATTAGAACTGGAGATAACATTAGTTCTAGCAAGTGTACTTGCTCCTCCGTTTAAAGTTCCAAAACCAACTTCAAAATTACTAGTACCTGTTTGAAAAATACAATAGTAAGTAGTATTACTTCCACCAATACCTGCAGCAAAAGTTTCAAAACCTTCAACTGCTCCACCAAGTGAAAGTGTACCTGTCCCAGTAGTCGAACTAGTTTCTTTAACCCTATCGTTTAATTTAAACGCCATTTAGTTTTCTCCTTATGCCATGCTTATAATTGCATTAGCCGGTGTACTTGGATCAGGGTAAGAAACTGTAAACGTACCATTAGTAGCCGTTTTGTTTCCACCAAAATCTAATACTACACATAATTTATCACCCTTGTCATCATTATAGATTGCTGCGCCTGCTGCTGTAAAGCTAGCATTAGCCCAAGTACTATCTGCAAAGTCAACTGAAGCAACTGCAGTTCCACTAGCTACTGCTTGTGAACCTAAAGTTTTTCTCTCGTAGTTTGAACTATTTGCAGAACTAACTTCATTAGCTGTAAGTGCAACATCACTTGAAGTACTATATGCAGCTATAGATGTATACAAAGCTATTTTGAACGCATCTCCTCCACTTGCAAAATTATGTGTTCCCTTAAAGAGTTCTCCTCTGAATGCGAACGGTATTATATTTGCCATATTGTTTTCTCCTTAAATTTATGGTGATGGTGACTGTAAAGGAGTACGAATAACACCATCTTGGTATTCGTCTCGGCGTCTACGACCTTGTTGTTCTATCGCGTACGATTGCATTGCTTTTTGATAAGCCTGTGCATAGTATTGTAACATATCTGCAGGACCTTTCAAGTACCCATATGCTTCTACCAAACAAGCATATAAAAGTAAATCTTGATATTTATTCGATGTATATGTTCCTGTAACAGATGCTGGATTTGTTGCAGTAGGTAGTGTTGTACTTGTAATACTTACTGGCTGCTTAATATAAGCTAAAGTAATAGAAAAAGTAGCATTTGGTGTAGGTGCAACTACCCAAAATTCAGCATCCCAATTGCCGTAATATTTAGGGATACCAGAAGCTGTGTTAGGTGTATTATAAAATTCTGCCATAAAACTTGTATCTTTTTTTTCTAAAAAAGTCTGATTACCAGCAGAATCAGTTAGTTGTGCATATCTTATTGCCCTTAAATCATTAGGTATAGTTACATACCTATTTCCTGCAACTAAAGAAGACGTTGCATAAAATCTATTATCATCACTATCAGAATCTCTGTAGATTTTGTTTTCAGAATTTTTAATTATAGTATCCAATACTGCAGTAGTAAATACACCATCATCAACTTCAGTATAATTTCTAATATCGTCTTGTAAGTTTATTAAAGTATAAGCCATTACTTAGAATCTCCTCCATGTTTTCTACGTATCTTTTCTTGTTTGTCTGTTCTTACTTCTTCATACATCTCAAGATGAGGATCTTGTTTTTCAGGTGTAAATATATTTTTAATCCAGTTAATAAATTTTTTAATCATGGTGTTATGGTTATAGGTCCGACGGAACAACCGTAGCCTCCTCCTTTTATATTTCCTGTTGTAGCAGTATCTGTATTAACTGTAAAGAAGAAGAAATTTGATAGAGAAAAATCTGTTGTAACTCTAGCACCATTATCATAAAGTCCAGTTGTAATTGCATAACCTGATCCTTGAGTTATTTGTGCTCCTGTTATTCCATCAAAGTTTGGAATTGCTGCATAAGCAAACACAGGATTAGTTGGAGTGCCTGTTCCTGGTGAAATTGTTGGAGGTCCTCTAAATAAATATGTCGTACCATTTGTTAAACCATGTCCTGGTGCAAAAACATTTATGATACTTGACCCAGCTTGATAAGTTGTAAAAGGATCTTCTGGTAACATAACAGTTGTAATTGGTTCCGTTCTGTCAGGTCTTACTTGTAATAATGCAATACCATCACCACCAATTCCTTTTGGTTGTAATTGTGGTTGTTTAGGTTCAAACTCTGTATAATGAACAAAAGAGCCATTCCATTCTCTAACCATTTCTCTATATGGAAACTCCATACCGGATCTATCAGAAATTGCTTTTGAATGTTTTCCTGTTGCGTATTTAGACATTAAGTTCCTGAGTAATAAGTTTTAGGTGTAATGTGTGTACTTGAATCTGACCCGTCTTCTTGTAATGCTCTTTGAAATTCATCTTCATAAACTAATTTCATTTGTTGAGTTAATTGTGGAGCATACTTCATTGATAAATAATAAGTTAATCCTGAAACCATGCATGGTACAAATCTAAAAGGCATATCTGTAGCATTGGTATAAGATCCAATATCTTGAATTCTTTTTATATAATAAAAATGCATATCTTTAGATGCATTAGTTGAATCAGGTGTAGGGTAAACACTAACACTAACATGATCAATAAATCTTTGTACCCAATATTGATTAGGTGTACCTTGAGATAGTTTATTTGAAAAAGCACCGTAAGTAGATCTATCAACTTTAGTCATTGGACTATCTGATTGATTTGTTGCTGTTCTATTTGATCTTAACTGTGCTTCAAGGACATCGGATATTCCGTAGACACCATTTGGATTTGAAGTAGCACTTGTACCATCGGCTGATGATCTAAAAAATTTATATTCAGATTGACCTTGCACTAAATCTAAATCAAGTTCATCTATTTCCCAATAATGAATACCTCTATTACCCCATTCCTGAAGCATTATATTCAATGATCTTCTTGAGGTTTTTAATTGATAACCTGTTACTTGTTGAATCCCTAATCGTTCAAAAGCTTCTTCTACTATTTCATCAATAGAAAAAGTTTTATCAAATGTAGTTGATAGAGAGGTTGAGTTAGCCATTTAGCCTCCTAGCCAGTGTATCCGATAGTAACAGATCCTGATCCAGTTACATCTGCATAGATAGTAGTTTCAAATCTAATACCATTTCCAGGCATATACATATCTAACCCTTCACTTCCAAAAGTAGATTCAAATACAATATTTCCAGATGCAGTTGCTGCATCATAAAGTTTTATATTTGTAACTCCTGTAGCTTGAATGTATGTAACTCTAGCAGGACCAATATTAGTAGATCCTCCAGAAAAAGTTTTTACCTGTCCGTCAGCTGTAAGCGTTGTAAATTTTTGGTCTGATGACATATTTGTTTCTCCTTAAAATTAATATGTGGGACCGAAGCCCCACAATAATTATTTATTAACTAGCGTCCGAAGAACTAGCTATACCGATAAACTTTAAAACTATTACCGTATCGCCACCTGGATCACCACTAACAACAAGTTCTACTTCATCTGCTGTTGCAGTTGATGCAGTAGTTGCACCACCAGACATACCTAAGACTCCATTACAAGGAAAAAATCCTTTAAAGCCTGTTGAGTTAACAGCTACTGTAATTCCGTCTACGTAGCCATCAGTGTCTGCATCAGTTCCAATGTCAACTAAGTTGACAGCGTTTGCTGCTGCAGTTGTTACTGCGATCGTTACACCCATTGGTATAAAGTTAGATGGTATTCCAATTGATGCTTCTTTTCCTGTAGTACCACCATTAGCAACTGTGATAGTTGCAGTGTACTCAGACATAGTCATTGAGTTTGTTACAGCGCCAGTAGTTGCACTTTTAACGATTGTTTGAAAACCGTTTTCCGATCGTACCGGTCCTGTAAATGTAGTATTTGCCATAATTATATCCTCCTAGTTTCCGAACATAGTCTCTAGGCCGTCGACTATACGCGTCTATGTTCTAATTAATTGTATAGTTGTTGTTTTTATATACTAGTTTTGAGTAGAGTGCAAGAGATCCTAAGGTATTTATGCATTTCAGCGATGTAGCTTTTGATTAAGTAGCTACTGAAACTTGTGGAGCAATACCTTCGACGGTATTTTGCTTATGGGCAATTGCTGCTTCTTCCAGCTTGATCTTTGTGATAACTTCTTTAACTTTGTCATCGATTCGGACCATTTCAAGAGTGTATCTACCATTAGACAGATGCTCCTGTTCCCACTTCAACTCCAAGGACCTTTTTGCTTTGTATAGGTCTTGTA